GGGTTTCTGGTCTCATAATCGTAACAAATCAGGATTTCTTGATAAAAGTCTGGACTGTACCTATGCATAAAAAAGTAATAGAGCGATTTTTTACTGGGATTTTTTTTCGCCCTTTTTTGGAATTAAAAGTTGATTTTAGTCAGAGAGGGCTAGCATACGCAAGTGTGTCTTCATCAAGCACAGCACGACACAGTTCCAGCACACTCATGAACTGGTCCACGGTTTCACAATCAAGAACTTTTTCGTCACCCTGCTCAGAGTACAGATAGAACTTACGCTTCACGGGGTCCACGACGCAGCGTGTGAGGTAGTCGTCTTGCATGGGGGGTGTCTTGCTTACCTAGGTATTATAGGACACTCAGGCGTCTTTGTCAAGGTTTACAGAGTACATTTCATCTGTTGGACGCCTCCACTTGGTCTCTCGCCTGTCGTAGTCCCATCCTCCGATTAGATAGTACTCATTGTTTCCTGGATAATCTTCAGGACTATCTCCTTCATATACAACATGGAGTTTTTCACTAGGATCCATTGGGTTAATGTAACGTGCTGCCCAAATTTCATAATAACAGTTAATGTTTGCCCCAGTACCAGACTTAATCTTAACAACCTTACCCCATTCAATGCCTTCTACAATTAGGTCTTGAGAATACCCAATTTGAGTAAGAGTCACGGTAATAGTTTTTGGGTCAACAAGACCATCCCAATACTCTGGTAAATTAATTTGATTGGCATCCTTCAGAGTTCCGCGAACGTAAATACCTGCCTCTGGTCCTTCTGCGATGACATGGCGAATTCTTTTCTTCTCATCTTTAACATGAGGAATATCAAATGCACCGCCAATAGTTTTTGCTGAAGTAGCACTTCCATTAAAAACTGGTGCAGTAACACTGGTTGAAAAAGTAGCAAGATTACCAGTGAGTGTTAGGTTTACTTGAAAATTGTCAATCTGTGCATTCCTATGATACCACGGAACACATGCATCTTTTGGATAATCATCCTCACCTTTATTTCCATACCAAATAAACTCTGGGTCGGTCATTGGTCTACCCCAACCACCTGCTTTTTTATCGCAATCCTTTGTTTTTGGTGAGGGTACAAATTCCTTTGCTGGTTCTGACATGATTAAATCTCCTTAAACTTTTCCTGATTGTAAGTATTCACTATTGTCTCCTGGATAATCCTCAGGTGACGTACCTTCATATTCTGCGATGTTTCTTTCGCAGTCCTGTCTCTCACCATAGATGTGATAGAAACAGTTGATTGGCATACCTCCATGTGCTTGAAGATATACTTTCTCCTCATCAATTCTCTTTACGATAACATTCTGATGAGCACCAATCGGAGTTAGATTGACCGTAATTGTGGTCCAATCAACTAATCCTTTCCAATATTCTGGAAAGAAAATTTCAGTTTTATTTGTTACTCTCCCCCTAATATATACGTCTGCTGTTGGTGCCTCAGGTGCAACATGTCTCAGTCGCCAATCTTTTTTAGTTGGGTGGGGGATATCAAAGTCTTTCTTTGCTGCTAGAATGTTTCCAGCATAATCAAAGACAGATATTCCAGAAACAGTTCCGCCTGCCTGAATTCTAAAATTAACATCAAGGTTACCCAATACACCTGCATTAGGAGACACCATCAATGAATATGGATTACTCAATCCAAGTGGTAATGCTCCTGGTGCAAATGCTGGAATCGAATCACTGTTGGTCAAAGGACCAATATTTGTTCCTGCAAATGGGAATGGAAAATGTAATGGTGATCCAACAACAACTGGACCTTCGATACCTGCTGATCCATTTACTCTAGTAATACCTTCACCAATGGCAGGGAAGATGCCCGTACCACATTTTAATTGTCCGCCTACATTGGCATCGTCTAAATTAAATGACATGTTTATACTTGATTTTGTTGTTGTTGATATCTTTGACCACCGACTTTAGTGTCTTTAACGGCACATGCATCACTAACTCCACGAATAACAGAACCATAGATTTTGAGGCAACTATTACCAATCACTTCAGTAATTCCTGCTGACATAATTTTAGTGTTAACCTTTGATGAAAGAAGAACTTTCTTTGCATCTACAGAAAAATTTTCAGTTGCACTAACTCTAATGTTACCTTTATCAACTGAACCTCCTACAGCAATGAGTTCAATATCGGTTGCCTGCAGTCTTATTTTACCATTTGTGGCGATAATGTCAATGTTACCATTCTTGGCATTGATCATGCAAGCATCATCGCTTTCCTCTCTGTTACTTCCACACTCGACCTGAAAGTTTCCAGGACTCATGATGGTTGTCCAACCAGTTCTCTGCCCATCTTTATCCATGGACATAAAATGCTCACCATCAGACGCAGCAAGCATGATATCAGATGTCACATCTGCTTTCTTATGAATCTTACCAAAAGCAATCGATCCGTGGTCGTTTCCATACTTAATAGCAGTAAAGTTCTGCTTTAAGTTATTGCCACCCCCAGATTTACTCGGCAATCTATCATTACTAGTGGTGGGATTAGTTGGCATTTTTATATTATAACTTACTTACTATCTAGATGAGATTTTGAGGAGTTCCTGGAATATTAAGGTTAGGATTGTTACTGTTGGCACTTGTACCCTGTCTAAGGATTGCAGAAGGTCTAGTGGTAACTCTATTAGCAATACTCTCTTGAAGAGTTGCATAAACAGGAACTAATTCTCCAGTTGTTTCATAGATTCCAGCAAACAATCTACCATCTCTGGAGAATACACTGCCATAGTAAGGTTTGCCATTGACATAACCGTTTTGTGTAAGACCAACCAAATCTGTAACTTGGATTATGTCTTCGGGCGCAAATACTTCCTCTGGAACAATAGTTGTTTCTAAGATAGGAGTTCCTCTAAATCCAACTCCAGTCAAAGATGGTACATCAATTACAGGAGTATCTGTAACTCTAATTGCTGTACCACTACCATCACCGTCACCACTACCTGTAGGAACATTGATTTTAGTAATTCTACCAAAATTATCAACTTCAAGAGTGACAGGGATATCATTAATGATTCCTATGTCACCTGAACTATAGTTAATGCCAGGAAGAGTTGGTTCAATATCTTTAATCGTAACTATCGTGGGAGTTCCTGGTCCTTTATCTGGTTCATGCCCATTTCCAGGGTCTTTTACAATGATATCAGTGACTACCCCTTTTCCTTTAACAACTTTAGGACATGGTGGCGGGATCAGCATTGCAGATATTCCAACAGGATTGGTTGTCCATGGGAATGATTTTTCAGAGATAACAACATCCTTCATGATTTTTAGAGCAAATCCAGTTGGATTATTGCCTGTCAAAACATTTCTATCAAACCTTATATTGTTACAAACAACCTTTATCTCATATTTTCCTGGAGAAAGTTCCGCATATGTAGGACTAGCTTCTCCTCTAAAATTAGATTTAGACTCTACAACTTTATTACCGTTAATATAAAGAGTTGCTCCATCATCAGATTGGAATAAGAATTTGTACTGTCCAGACTCAAAGAAATCAACATTCTTCCAAATATATGTTTTGTCTCCAAGATGATTAGTACTATCTACATCTATTGGGGGAATGAAAGGAGAAACAGAGTTTCTCAGCATATATTTACTCCAAAATTTAGCTGCTGCTCCAGACTTAATAACAAACAATGGGGGTCCCACATAAGTAACACCACCCTTAGTTACTCTTACATCTTTTGTGGGAGTGGTTGGCGCAAGCGCAAACTTACATCTGTTACCGTTAAAATCATAAAATCTACCAACAGATGCACTAATAACAAGATCACTCCAATCATTATCAGTATGGTCTTCCATCTGAACAACTTTCTCACCAGCATTTCTAAGTTTAATATTTGAGTTATTGTTACCAGGAGTTCTACTTCTTGTTGGACCAGTTGGACCAGATACTCTTATCGTTTCAGTTTGCTCACCCGATCCACCACTTTGTCTCCAAGTTTTTCCGGCAATTTCGAGGGACCTCAAAACAGATCCAGAAGTACCTGGATTGTCATCCCAATCATATTTGATTGTTACATCCCCATCACCTTGAACTAAAAGTTTAGTTCCATCAGTGGAGAACCTAGCATTAACTCCAGGAGATGATGACATGATCCTAAGTTGAGCATTTTCATCGAAACCGTTGCTGGCATCATCATCATATCTAATTCTTTTTCTACTATCATTAACTTCTAAACCAAAAGCAGTGGCATTTGCATATTCATAGTTGATTGTATATTCACCACCACTACTACTAGTATTGCCACCACCACGATTACTATTAAAGATTACATCATATACAGTACCATCTAGTAAAGATTTAGTGGTAGACTCCCTCAATTGTGGTCCATCATAAGTTTTACCGAAAGAAAATTCACCAACAAATTCAACTGAGTTTGCAAATTTTGCATCAGTCGTAACTCTAAAGTCAACATTTGTTGGTTTTCCTCCACCTGAGGATTTTGGTTTTGGTTCTCTCCAATCCCGAGTGCTGAAGATTTTTTTCTCTACTTTCTTTTGCTTAAGAGTCTTTTGATTCTCAACTTCAACAGTGATGGTATGCTTACCTTCATCTAAGTAGAACTTATGCATCGGCGGAGATGTCTCTCTAAATCCTGCCAATCTTCCCTGACCCTCTGAACCTGAACCAGCAAACGTCGCGCCACTAAAATAACCTCCACGCATTTTTTCTGCGCCATCAACTAAAATTCTTCCTCCATTGTCAACAGTTCCTTTGAGTGCATAAAAACCTGCATGAAGAATGTCAATATTCCAAGTGTTTCTATAAACAATTCCACCACCATCACTATTGATTGTTCCTAAAGGAGGAATCGGTGAGATTGCAAATCTATTCATAAACTTAGACCACGACCTTGATCCATCTCTAAATTTATGAGTAACAGGCCACCACTTTTCGTTACCGCCAGAGAATCTCGTAGTCCATGTAGGGTTATCTGGACATCTACCCTCGCTAATTGGTTTGGGTGAGATGGGAATAGGTGGAAGAGGTGCATCAATAGTGAATGCTGCTCCCATTGGATTTTGATTCCAGGTTCTGGGGGAGATTCTAGTAGTTTCAAGCACATCTGCCCTAATTCTAATGGCAAGCGCCATTGGATTGAGTCCCTTATTAGGTGCGCCCTGTTTATTTTTTACTTTAGTGATAGAAAGATCTGCGTTCTCATCAAATCCGTTGCCAATGTTATCATCATATTCAATTGTCCTTCCATTATTTTTTATAACAGATCCTGTTCCTCTAGATGATCCAATAGTCTCTACGGGATACTCTCTTCCTGCCTCAAATGTATCAGACCCAGTAATTCTTTCTTTTTCTTTATACCCATTTCCAGATTTTCTTCTAGACAGAAGAACATAATCATTCGGCGGACGACCGATTTTAACTTTAGATCCAAAAATTCCAGATACTCTTGGATTATCATCTACTCTTAAACGAAAACTAATTTCTGCAGTCCCAGATCCATCTACCTTAAGAAAGTTTTTGTCTCCACGTCTGACAAACTTTGCAGAGATATTGGACCCATCTTTTTGTCCATAAGATTTTCTACCACTAAAACCAAAATCACCACCAGGTTTTTGATAAAGTTCTGCTCTGATTCTATACTGACCTTTCCTAAAGAATCTAGTGTAGGTGCTCTTTCCAGTTGACCTGTTACTGCCTCCTACAAATCCGTCCTTCTCAATGATAACTTCATCTCCACCATTATCAACATTTTTCAGTCCATTACCAATTCCCATAGCGCCAGCACCAGAGCGATTACCAATGAATAGTTTGACTTTATCATCAACTTCCAGTTCAATCTGATAATTGCCATCAGCAGGAAAAGTGATGTGTTCCCAACGAATTATATGAGTTCCATCATAATCTTCATTCTTTTTAGTGACCGTATTGAAGGGGCAGATTCCATATGCATTTAAAAAAGAAGCATTACCGTAGAGATTTGTTCTCCAAAGTTTTCTATCTGCCTTATTAATGTAGTCTGTAGTGTTAAAGATTTCAGTTACATTTGTTCCAGAATCTTTAGGTTTTAATGATGGTTTTGCGTTTACTGTAAAAGTAAGATCCCAAGTGCTTCTAGTTTGCTCACCCCTAGGTCCAGTTCCGGTAATCTTTCTTCTATTAGTTGGGACAAAAACTCCTTGACCACATCTCACTTGCATGTCATCATTATCATTTACAGACCCAATGATGTCGGCAAAAATTACATTAGATCTAGTGCCATTTTCTTTCTGTTTACCTTTTTTGAACGCATTTGATTTCAAAGTTCCTTGTTCTGGAACCAAGTTTACGGTTTGATCTCTACTTACGGGTGCTTCTACTGCCTCAAATGTTACATCTTTAGTAACATCTCCATCCTCACCCCTTCTTCTGAAATTAACTCCACCAATTTCAACAGAATCTAATGCAACTCCAGCAGTTCTTGGATTATCATCCCACTCTAACTTGATCGTAACTCTACAATTACCTGTCGTAATTATTTGCGTGCCACTCCTACTAAATTTTGCTGTCCCATTTCGTACATTCAGGATACGAATAGATGCATTCGTATCATTACCGTCACCATCTTTTAATTTAATTCTACTACCACTACGCGAAACATCGATTTGTCCTAGATTTGCAGAATTTAAATTCGTATAGTTAATAGGAGTGCTTCTTTCATTACCACTAACACCTGAAACATTACTTCCAATGGTAACAGTTTTGGTTTGACTACCTTTTTCATTAATCTGTTGGAAAACTTGTCCTCCTACTGTCAGTCTTCCTACTGCGAGTCCAGAGGTATTGGGGTTATCATCCCAACTAAACTTTAAGGTGACATCACCCGAACCCCTAACCACAAGTTCTGACCCATCTCTAGAGAATCTGGCATTAACTCCAGGAGACGATGACATAATTCTAAGTTGAGCGTTCTCATCAAAACCATTGGCGGCATTATCATCATATCTAATTCTTTTTCCACTATCATTAACTTCTAACCCCGAAGTGGAAGAATTGCCCGTGATTGCTATAGGAAATTTTGTTTCACTGTTTGGGGTTGGTGATGGATCATTCCTTCTAATTCTATGTGATGCAGTAGCAATTGCTTGCACTTTATATTGAGTGTTTGGAAAAACTCTTACTGTTTTCTTGTAATCGTACTTACTACCTTTAAGTTTTTCTGGTTTAAATGTAAACGAATGCTTGCCATCTTCAGAAGTAAACACCATATTAATAGCAGTATTGCTCTTACTTCCCTGACCATAAACATCAAAGTTTACAGGAATTTTTTTCTTCTCATCTTGCGTATTATTTTTTACAGTGGTAGAAGTATTATCTTTCTGAGGTGCATTAAACAGGTCTACCTTAATTTTATGAACTCCTGCCTCAACAGTTTTTTTAATTACATTAGAAGGTAATGGATCTCCTCTAAAATGTCTTGCTTCCATGATGAGTTCATTATCAAGATACATCTTACCAATGTTATCTGCCATTCCTCTGAAGACATATTCACCCGAATAAGGGAAATCTTCTTCCCAATCAAAGGTACACCATCTACCAGCAAAATCACTACCAGGAACATCTGATGCAGGAACAGGAGAAATAGCATAGTTGTTCATGAATGATGGTTTTATTTTCTTATCCGTACCAGCACCAGGTCCCTTAACATCAAATCTATATTCAAGGTCAGTTGTAGAATGTCCTTCAAATTTTCTTTCACCAGTCGCAGTAAATCTACCTTGAGTTGCTCTGATTTGTAAATCATCATTGTCATTAGATGACCTAACAAAGTCGGCAAATATAGTAGATCCTTTTTTATTATTGCCTTTAATTTCTTTTGCGTCTCTTCCAAGATTTCCGATAAGACCTTGCTCAACTCCTCCCCCTTTAAAGGATCCTGAGGAAGTAATCAAATAGGTAGTGTTTACTCTTATCTTTTTCGTGACTTTAGTCTTTCTACTGTCTGTATAACTCTCTGCTTTGAATTGAAATTTGTGGGATCCATCTTCCGAAACAAACTTAAATATCAACCCTTTATCAGCATTATTTCCACCTTGAGTGAAAACCTCAAACTCTACATCTTTATACTGAGTGTTGAGTCCTGATTTAAGTTTCTCATCACCATCCCAAGCATGATGTTGTACATCATGTTTTACTCTATCTTTCTTTTTCCCAAACGAAATATTTAAAGGAGTCTCTTTTCTAGTAGACCACCAAGGATTTCTTAATTCTTTTAAATATTTTTGGTATCTTGCAATCTCAATACCGATGGGATCCTTTGCAAAAGTAGCATATAAAGTTGGATCCCAGTCTCCTAAATCATCTCCATCAGGACCTACTCTATTTCCATATCCAGTGAGACCTGGAATACCATTTCTAGGATCGAAATCATATATTTCAAAATCATCCTCATCATCATAAGTTATTAGTGTCGGAGATGTTGATACACCAATCACTGATGTAGCAACAACTCCACTTCCCCTTTTATTTGGATCAATTACACTAACTTTTGGTGGACACCTATATCCAAATCCACCAGAAGTCACTACAATATCCAAAATACCACCATCATCACCGATGATAGGAACAGCAGATGCACCAACACCACCACACCCAGAGATAACTACAATCGGACCTCCATTACCAACCGTTCCAATGCCGGTAGGAGCAGGTCCAAGTCCAGTTGGTCGGTCTGTAGGAGGTGTAAGTCCAGTTGGTCGGTCTGTAGGAGGTGTAAGTCCAGTTGGTCGTTGTCCATATGGTCCGCGAGGAAGATAATCATGCAGATTTGTATTATTACCAGGACTTCCAGTTCCTATTGCAACAGCATTTCCAATAGTTTGTGGACTTAAACCAACCACTCCCTGACAAGTTCCATCTGCAGCAGTATTACTTGGGAGAATATCCTCTGGTTTTAAATTATTAACCTCATTTATATTAAAATATTTTACTCCATCTCTCGTCTCTACGATAAAAGTGGTGCCAGGATTTTTAAATGCATAATTGTTGGCAGCAAGGATGCTAACATTTTGTATATAACCTCTATCAGTTGAAATATATCCAACTTGAATATCTTTTTTTTGCGTTGGTCCGAAGATATTAAACGACATTCGGTGCTATGAATTACTGTTCATCATAGTGGTATTTATCATGAAATATCAAGAGAATCTATGGCTGCTTGTCTCTCCGTTTGCTCTGCTTGAGTCAAGGGTCTACTCGTAATTTCTGTTGTTTCTGGATTCACAGTAGTTACTGGTTTAGGATGAATTACTGGTGGCGTGTCTCTAGTGGGTTCAACATACGGAGTGTCTTCAATTGCAGGTCCTTCCGTAGCATTGACAACTCCCTTTGCAACAGATGCTTCACTTGGTAATTGTCCTGGAGGTGTTCCATCACCACCAGCGCAGAACGTGTATATATCTGATGTAGCAACATTAGGAGATAAATCGCACCCAAAAACATTAAAACTAAGATTGGTAAAATTCATCGCAGCTGCCATACCTCCACTAATATCTGGAATCAAATTTTTTATATCAGCAAGGGCACCTGATACTCCTGCCAACATGCTAGAGATATCTTCCATGTATGCATTCATATTATCAAGAAGATTATTATTAGCATCATCAATAGCAGATTTTTTACCTGCAAAAACAGAACTTACAATGTCTTCCGAATAACAAATAGGAACTTTAGGATTTGTTTTATCATTAGGAGTTTTTCCATTATCATCCACACCCTTTGATGCTCTGTCATTAGCATCTTTTTCAAGTTGGTCTGGATTCAAAGCATCATTTAAAACTCCTGCTATGAGATCACACATTCCATCCATCAATTTATTATATAAACACATGCATAATTCTGTAAGAACCTCTTTCATATCAGAGAATTGATATCTCAGAGATGATGGAAGTGCCGCAACAACTGCATTCATTCCTTTATTGAGTATTTTCATCGCATACTCCATTACCTTATCCATAAGGATTTTGATATATTTTGCTATTTCACAAGCAGCATCTCTGATTAATTTCTGTAAATTATTAATAGTGCTAGAGACAGCATCAACATAACTTTGGATTGCCTGAAGATACTTATCAATTTTACTAGTAAGATTTTCTATTACAGTTTGAATACCTTTCAATGCTGACTGAACTAGATTATTTTGCCCATCTGGTTTCATCAAAACAATCTTTTCATCACACTTAGCAGATCTTTTTACATCTCCAGCAGTGATTTGATGGACGGATTCATTTTCAAGAGCTGCCCCTGGTGCTGGTGGAGCACCTGGTCCTGCCTCCGACTGTGCTTCCTTCTGTGCAGCTGCTTCTCTGGCAAGTGCTTCCGCTACTGCTGCATCTTCACGAGCGAGAGTTGCCTCAGCAGATCTATCTAGATTTGGATCAAAAGGATCATAAGCAGCAGTCGGAGTAGAATTTGCGCTACCTGATGAATGTTTTGCTGTAGTTCCCTTTCTTGCAGGTTGTTTAATTACCTTGTCTTGGTCTGGAGTAATCTCCTTTGCATTACCTTTACTTTTTTTACCAGTAGAATATCCACTCTTCGCAATACTTCCTGCTTGAGCGTTAGTTACAGAATTATCACCGATAATTTGGGATAGTTCTGTCTGAGAGTTATTGCCCAAGACTCCCATAATGACAGGAACTTGTTGGTCCTGTCCATCAAGAAAGAAACCAAACACCATGTTCCCCTGACGGAGTTGAGATGATGCTCCACCATTTGCTTGGAATCCACCTCCCGTGACAGGATACATAATATTTGCCCAAGGCAACTGATCTGAAGGAATATCAGTTTCACCTTGGTCATGAAGACCAATGATTCTTACTTTATATCTCTTACCCCAACCAGGAATACTATATTTGTCCTCATAATTACCTTCGTTAATATTCTCCCTCCAAGTAGAGTCGTCAGCAATCTGACCGACCCACCATAAGAAAGACGCTCCAAGAAATCCAGGGTTAAATAGTGTTCCTCCTTCCATCAGTCGTCGTACATCCTACATTCGTCTGCTTCAGGTTCCATCTCACAATAAAGTTCTAATGCTGTAGGATCATGATGGTCACCAGCAGCAATTTCTTCCTTATGATTCTCAACATATACATTGAGTTCATTTAGTTCGCCTTCAATGTGGCGACGTTGTTGGGGCGAAGTAGTTGGATCTTCAAGGATCTTTTTATCTACTTCAATATGCTTTTCTACACTTTCCATTTTTTTTAATTACGTGATTTTGGTTTTCTTCCGAAAGAGTCTCTAGCTAAATTGCATTGAGTATATGTTCCTTCAGATGTAATTTGATGACAGATATCCGTTATAATATATAGCCCACCATCTTTGCGATCCACATCAGAAGTCTTTTCTTTTTTAAGTCCTGGTGAATCTATGTAAATCGCATCGCCAGCGTGCAAAGAAAAATTACCTGCAATCGTTATACTTGCTCTCGCAGAGTACATTTGATTGTACCTCATAACAGATTGATTTGCAATTTGACCATACTCAAAGTTCTCCTCTCCTGACTTAGAAAGTTGTTGGTCAACATCTCCAGCTGGAGCAGTTCCTTTATCGAGTAAGAAGTAAGTTGTTCTTGAGAACTCTTCGTTCGTTCCTTCCTGGTCAAACTCTTTATTTCTAAATTTCTTTCCAAGATATAAATCTTTACCACCTAGTGTTAATGATTCCTCAACACCCTTCTCTGATACGTTTGGTGCCTTTACTTCATAGTAGCATGTAAAGGGATCAAATAAAACCGTTCTACTAGAGAAAGCACCCATCTGCAATTTGCTTTGCACATTTGTACTGTTATCTTTTTTGAAGTCAAGAATCTTTTGATCATATCCTTCAGGGATATTACCATTAACGTCGGGTGTTTCATTATAAATTAACTTTAATTTTGGTTCTTGACTCAATAAACCATCAATAGATTTAAAAAAGAAACCTTCAGATGTTTCATAGAAAAAATATCCAGCACTCTTACCAAGAGTTTGATTTTCTTCTGACACAGATTTATTACACAGCCAAGTCAATGTATAAAAAGGTTTCTTATTATTACCAAAAAAATTATATAAGTTTGAAGTTTGTTCGATATCAACAGTCTTTTCTGTACCAAGATATTTTTTGTCAGTCATCAACTTATTGATGTGATCGGAAACCTTGCCGTCAAATCTTTGATTAACTCTTTTCTTTTCATTCAGAATAAACTCTTTAGATACTAGATCTAAAGTTACCATCGAGTCTTGTGTTCTATCTACATTATTAGTAATTTTATTGACATATAAAATTGGTTCTAAAGTGTTTTCATTATTATCAGAAAATTTTAATCTGACCTGCTCTTGCCCAACTAAAGGCAATGCCTCGGTTACAGTTTTATCATCAAGACTATCTCCACTGTCAATAAAACTAACTCTGACTTTAATAGTATCACTCATGATACTTTCTGTATAAGTCATTCCAGCAAAACCATTAGTAAGACCAGCAATTTTACTTTGGTCTACGTTTGACTGGATGTCTATCTGTTTAATACTAGTGGGTTCAGCATCCTTAGAAAATACTTCTTGCGACATGTATAGTTACCTCTTACTACTATTTAACCTTGATATTCCAAGAACTCAAATGGATTTGAACCACCCATAAGAACTGGTAACAATGTTGTTGAGGAGGAACCACCAGATGCCATCACCTGTGGCGCATCTTCAGACTCCTCAGGGACTATGACTGTCTGCTCTGCTCTTGCATCATAAGGAGCATAGTCTCTGATTGCTTTGATAATCCCTGCTTTGTCTGATGCCTGATTCATAGCAAGTAACAAATTCCTTGCTGGACCAGCACTATCAACGTCAATGATTATCTCACCAGCAGTCAGCATGGCAGGAACATTGTCAATGCCACCAGGTCCTCTTACTAAACCACCGTATTGATATTTTGCTAAGGTATTGACATACCTCTTCATCACTTCATCTGGTGCCTGCATGTGAACATGAGTTCCATCTTTATTTTTTGGTCTTATGTTTCCAGTAAATCCTTGAGTACCAAGTGAAGTTGAGAATGCTTTTACAGTTTGTCCGGCTTTCACTCCAATTTTATCAAAGTGACCTAACTCAACTTTTTGACCAGAGTCACTCATAAGTTCGACCCAGTTTCCACCACCGCCTGCAGAACCAGCCCAAGAAACTTTACCACTTACAGGAGAAGGAACTGGTATACCAAAAAACTTTTTATTCTTATACAAAGTAAAGTCTTGAACTAAAGCACCTCTACCATCTTTACTTCTTTGATATGTGTGGTGTGGTGGAAGTTGTGAAAAGTTGCTTATAGTTTGTCCACTTCTAGTTACAGTGTATCCACTAGCACCAGCTTGCATCTCTGGAGTTTCTGGTAATCCTTGTTCAACTCCATCTGGTGTTGCATTATTACCTACCTGTCCTGATTTAATTTTCTTTTTATATTCCTCATAATATTGTCTTTTCTGGGGCCAACTTGTGTCTGATCCACCAACTGTTCTTAAAGAACCTTCCATGGTGTTAATATCTTTTCCATACCTCTTATTTGCATTTATCATGAAACCAACTGCTGCTTCTGCAGAAACAGTAGGATTATTCAGTAGTTGTAACGGGTCTCCTTCAAGATCTCTACCAATAAGCTCTCCAATTTCTCTATAATTTGAACGACCGGTCAATTGAATGTGACCCCTGCCAATATATCGATATCCATCATCGGGTTTTTCATTCATACTAACATACTTTGGTTGATATACATGATCATAGAATGCTTTCTTTCCAGCATTAATTAACTGTTGTGCATGTGCTACATCTCTAAATCTACCACGAAATATCTTATTTGCACGTTCAGCAGAAACATACATCTTTTCTTCTGTTGCCTGGAAATTTGATTCTCCTTTTACAATTGCCATCAGAACAGCAGGATCACCAGTATAATTGTATTTCTTCATAGCATCTAAAAGATGCTGTTCACCAATCCGCGCTCCCTTCATGCTTCCAATAAAAGGAGAACTTCCTGGGACCAACTCACCAGAAGAAGAATCTCTATCACCTGGTATAGAACCTGGTCCGTCAGTAGAACCATACGAAGAGTTAGGTAAATATTTTTTCTTCAAATCATCTCTCAAGGTATCCTCAAATGTTTTAGATACCCAATCAGTTACATCTAACTGAGGGAGATTCTCAGCAAGTCCACCTTGATTATATCCTAGTACACCAATTTTATTTTTTACTAAACCATCATCAACCAGTATATTAATACCGCGACCAATATTTGAATAATCTCTTGAGGTAATATCTTGATCCAAAATTAACTTGGATGCCACTCTTAAGATAGGTCCAAAGTATTCGTTCTTCCCTAACTCATTACCAACTTTAGTTGTTTTTTCTGCAAGAATTTTTCCACCTTGTCCAAGTGGTTTCTGAGCATTTCCAGTGCCAGCCCATCCAAGGAAATCCCACCATTCTCTATTATTTTTTTCTACATCATCTGGATCTAGTTTTTTCTCATCTACCGTAGGCAGCGGTTGCATTACTTCTCTAGTTGGTCTAGCAAGTCTAAGTTTTTTTCTTTTTTTCTTTTTAGTTTTAATACCACGCTGTACTTTACCCTTTCCAGATCCTTTAACCTTACCACCTTCTTGCATCTTAGCCACCATTTCTTTGGTGGCTTCATTGTCACCAAAAATGTTTCCAAAAGATCCTTTCTCTTTAAACCCAAATCCTAGAGTTGCTACATTTAATAACTGACGAATACCCTCACGAACTCTGGCATCAAACTTTGCAAGATTTTTTCTCTGCTTCTTCATCCCCTCAGTATCACCAAGAAGAGCCATGATACCAAAACTAATTAACTCAATCGCATATCTGAATGGTGCTCCAACGATATCAAGAAGAAGACCAAGACCATTAAGATTATGATTTACAAATCTTGCTCCCTGATATAATAACCAATCAAGTGGTTTTCTTGGATCAAGAGGACCTTTCTCTTCATATCTTTGTTTAGCACCACCTTCAAGACCCTTACCAATTTTTCTGAGTTGGAAAGCACCTTCACCTAGTGCAGATGAAAGCAATCCAACACCAGCAACAACCGCAGCAGCAGTAGCGGCAGCACCACCAGCAACACCAGCAGTTCCCTTAGCGCCAGCAGCGGCAGTTCCCTTAGCAGCAGTGGCACCCTTAGCAGCAGTAGCACCTTTAGCGGCACCCTTTCCTTTTATAAAATCTAAGAGTCCAGGTCCATCATCTCCGCCACCCATCAATGCCTCTGCTGCCATGGCAGCAGCAATGGTGGTTGTTAAAAATATTGCAGTGTCTATTAAACCAAGAACTTTGTCACTATTTTCTCCAAAGAGAGGACCTATACCTTTTTCTATGGCACCAAACGTAAAATTATATGCTTTGATACCCCAGTCAGCAAACGTGGTTAGAGCATCGACCATTAGGATGCCAAAGTCTGCCAAGAAAGTTGTTATACCATCAATCGCTCTGACTATACCAGGCAAGAGTCCTGCAAAGTCAACCATTTTAGATAGGAATAATCCCATCAAAATATTTCCTATAAATCTTTTTAGCCAACCAAACACACCAAGTTTAGGTAACTGTTTAAGAGATGGTTTTTTCTTCTCTGGTTTCTTATCTTTTGTTTCTAGTTTTTGTTCTCTATTCTTTCTATCGTCATCTTTATCTGCTTGCTTCTCTGCCTTTAGATTATCTTTCTCTGCTTTGTAAACACCAGTGACAATCTTCTCAATGGTCAGAACCTTCTCATGAATGATGGCAAGGTAGTCTCCTTTAGCAACAGGACCAGTGGAAACCTTTTGAATAGGTGCCATCGCCTTTGTTATTGCTGTAGTAGGAGACTTAACTAATGCACTACCCTTCCTTTGACCCTGCTGTTGACCTTGAGGATCTTGTCTGGGTGCAATCGCAGATGGTTTCACCTTCTTTTTGCGTCCCATAATGTTAGATGCAACAGCACGGCCGCCGCCTTTAGCCAATCCCTTTGCCAACGCTCCGATTATTGCCATCTTACACTATCCCCAAAATCTTACGCTTGGAAGCACTTCCATTACCAGCATTGATATCAGGAGTTTTAGATCCTCCGCGTGGTGCTGGAAGACTATCATTAGATTTTGTTTTTGGTATTCTAATGACCGATACTTTAGCTTGCATTGGTGCTTCAGGAGAATTAAATCTTGGAGTGTTAGTACCCAGTTTTAGATTACCATCTGAAACCATACCACCTTGGTTCATACCAACCCATCCACGAGGATCATACCATTCTCTTTGTGGTTTTCCTGGTTTAGGTGATGGTGCGGTTAACTGAGGTATTGGTTCTGGTTTAGATGGATCACCACCTAACGCCTTAGTTGCAGCATCATAATTGCCACCTTCAAACTGCTTTACTGCTGCTGAAACATTGGGTCTAGCAGTTGTTGGTTTTGCTGACCCTGTAATCCGTTTATCATCCCTATCTACCTCCCCAACTGCGATTCTACTACCAAGTGCTCTTTGATTCAACCAACCAAGGTCTTCTGCAAACTTACCTAAGGCAGCAGCGCCAAAGTATGCTGCCTCACCAAAAGCACCACTTAACATTTGGTCTTTTGCATTCTGTAAATATTCTGCTGTAGACTTATTAAAGTTATACCTATCATCAGTGTACAAAACATTTCCACCATCTTTAGTAGATGCAGTAAATCTTCCTAGGATAGAGTTAAATGCTTTACCACCAGGACCAAGATCATCAGTATACGCGCCACCACCTGCTCTCCCTTTATTGATATCCTCTTGGTTCCAGTTCATTTTAACTTCACCATCCTTACCCATAACCAACCCAGATTTTTCTAAAGTTTTATCAATAGTAAGTTGACGCATCCTATCAACTTCAGGGTTACTCATAATCTTAAATGGCATTCCAAGAGGACCCAACAATGCCTTAACAAAGGTCATGTTCCTCATCATACCGGGACTACTAGTTGGAATAGGGATTAATCCCTTATCCACCATGTCCTGCATAGGAGAATCTTCAGGTAGAGAATCAACTATACTATCCATAGCTTTTATACTACTATCATTGACACTAGCAGTTATCTCTGTCATTTTCGTATAAGATTCACTTGAAGTAGCAGCAGACAGACCATCAAAAGTACCAGCAACCGCAGAAGTTGCTCCCTCCTTAAGAGACTCACCAGTAGACATCGCTGTATCAAAAATACCTTGACCAGTTTTTTCTATCTGTCGTTGCATTTCACCACTTTCATAATAATTAACTACATCATTAGCAACTTGTTGCCCTGCGTTTGCAAGTCCAGTAGCAAATTGTTCACTCTGCCGATATGCACCAATCGCTGTTTGTTCTAGTGTTAATTGTGTCTGTTGCGCCAGTGTTTGCGATCCTACTGCAATACCAACTAATGCTGTTTCTATTCTTGGAATTATTTGCTCTGCTTGGTGAATCAAATGTACAAGTCTGTTCTCCAGTTGCCTCTGTACAGTGACTCCCATGTTTATTATAGGATCAGTGTAAGGTCCACCTTCTCCACCAGGTTTTTGACCGGGCGGGAGACCCATCATATCACGGTATCTTTGATCAACACCACGATAATTTGCCCTATCTTCGTATGCTAAAACAGTTCTTATAACATCACCAATAATAGGAAGATCCCCAAAATGCGTATTCATTCTCTGTAGGGGACTCATTTTCTCAGGACCACCTTCTCCACCAATATATCCACCACCTGCAGCATAAACTTTATTCTTCACCATTTTTGGCAGATTAGTTCCTCCACCAGCAGCATTCATTCCTTCGAGTGCTTTAACACCATACTTTTGTACGGCACCACGAGACATAACAAACTCACCAGCAGTAAGCATTGCTGGTACTTTATCAGTTCCACCAGGACCATCTACTTCACCTTCAGATCCAGTTCCAGATGGAACTTCAAGTTCTACTTTTGCAGGAGAAGATAGTTTTACAGTATCATCTTTCTTCTTACCAAAATTATCAAACAAAGAACCGATACCAGCACCGGCAGCCATTCCAAGTGGACCAAATAAAGATCCAAATGCCATGCCCTTCTGAGCACCAGACATTCCCTGGTTTCTCTCTGCATTTTTAGGAAGTGGTTCTACTTTTGGTGGTTTTGCTAATCCGCCACCAGAGAATCCTTGTGTTTGGGTTTCTCCACCTCCACCTGCTAATGCACTAGTAGCAGCATAAGTACCTCCAACTGTCAATGCAGTTGTGAGTCCAGCAGCTATAAGTCTTCCTTTTTTACCACCAAGTAGTCGTGCAAATTTTCTAGCACCCAGACCACCGACTAGTTTTTTTGCTGCTAAAAGTTTTGCAATAGCAACAGTAAGTTTTACTGCTCCACCAATTAAAGTCTTAGTAAGACCAAAGATAAATCTTCCTAGTCCAGTACCAAATACAAGATATAATGATAATAACTTAGGCCAATGTTTACCTAGAAATTGTATTATATTTTTTAGTTTCTTCTGATTATCCGGTTTAGATATCCAACCTATCAGTTTAACTAGAAACTTTCCAATTAATATATTTGCAATGAAACCAAATATCCTATCAAAAATTCCTCTGACAGGTGCAATTATTTTTTGTGCTGTCTTAAATAATGCAGAGAATCCCTTCTCTAAATTACTTTCCTTAAGTTTTCTCGCATCTCTCTGTGCTTTCTTTCTATCAAACTCACCCGCTTTCTTCTTTAAATTGTATTGATCCTTAAGTGTATCGGCAATATTAGTAACCGACTTAGCAATTTGTTCTAAAAGATTTGTTGGTTTTTCCTTTTTCTTTGCTTTAGTATCTTCTTCTGCCTCAGGTGCCTGATAGGGAACTATCGCACTAGTAGGTAATGCTTTTGGTTTTGGTCCAACATCAACCGAATCAAATTTTAATTTAGACGGATCGATTACACCAGTCCTTACATTCTGTCGTACTTCAGATGCAGTTCTTTTCTTAAAAGCATCTGCAGATATTTTTGTCTTTCTTGCTTTAAACTTAGGGTCTGCTGCTTTTCTTTGCTTTCTTACTTTTACTACTTCTTGCTGAAGGATGGTAGATCTCTCATCACCCGCACCCTTCGTTTGAAACTGAATAGTTGCAATCGCCTCTTTTAACGCACTAAGATAATCCTCCTCTTCGGAGAGATTATCCAGGTCTACACCCATCTCTAAGAGTATTTCTATTGGATCGGTAGTAGTCCTAGATGCCATTCGCTTGCTGATGCTTTAACTTTTCTTCTTCAAGATGTTGTTGTAATAAAGCGACGTAGATATCACGTTCCCATGGTATCATATTTTCAATCTCCGTTAATGAGTATTTATGATACTGAATCAGCGAAAAATTTAACCTGAGGTATGATTCAAGGTTCATATGAACCATGCCTACGCGAAAAAAGACGCTAATCCCTCAAGTACAACATCACTCTTAACTTTAGTAGCAGGGTTAGTCACAGAAACAGTGTGCGATAACTTAGGCATTGTCTCAAAGAACTTCTCAATACCTTTAAACTGAGACGAGTTCATAGACTCAAGGAACTCATTGATTTCTTTCTTGGTACAATCTCCTGCTGCCCACACCTCTTCTTCACTACAAATAGATTCAATACAAGATGCAATCAAATCAAATGATTGGTCCATCGCATTCTTATCTTCAAAGTCAAAGTTGTTTTTGATAAATTGTTCCAAAGAAGGATACTTCATTACCATCATCAAGTCATCACCAATCTTAATCTTATTATCATGTTCTTCATCTTTCTGAATTTTAATGTCATCAATATTAATTGAGACAGGAACTTCAGTTTCACCATCATCAGGACAAACAATATTGAGTTCAATCTCTTCACCAACCGACTTACCACGAATGTTTAGGAAGAGGAATTCAATATCAAATGTAGGGAGTTGTTCTACTTTGATACCTTTTGTCTTAATACAGTTCTTAATAACACCTTTGATGGCAGTAGTAATCTGTTTAGTATCTTCACTCTCCAGAGCAATGACTAAAATCTTTTCCTCTTTTACAAGGAAAGGTCTGTATTGAATTGGTTCTCCTGTCGATGGCAACTCAAGTTCATATGTTGGTGTAGCAATCTTTGGTAAAGGCATAATATCCTATAGAGTTTTTCAGTGTGATTATTTAGTGGGGTTAGGCAACTGTTTCGGTAAAAGGATTACTGCCAGATCCATCAAGAAAATCTCCAAAATTAGTAGAGTTCTGATTATTATCTCCAAAGTTGTTATAATATTCGTCGGAATTTAGAACTGACTGAATTTTTTGTACTGGAGATGCTGTTGGGGGTGTTAATGATGGAGAATCTGAAGCAATGTTAGAACTACTAGACCTTCTAACAGTATAGCGAATATAATTCATGGACACGGTACACTTCAAAAGATTTGCTGCCTCATAAGAGACTGGCATTGAATTAATTGATATTGGGAATGACCTGTAAAATTCATACTCTAGATATTGTCCAGTGGGATTCCATTGAGGATTGGATAGTGGACTGTTAGCCTTTTTCCCAAAGTCTTTCTCAAACTTATACACCTTGAGTCCTCTATCAGCAGTATAATCATCTGCATAATTCATTCTATAGTAATAGTTTTTACTGCCAAGGGTGTTGCGATCAGCAGATACAAAGTCTCCAGTGGTTCCTGCTCCAGTTATAAAATCAATCCAAGTCTCAAAAAATATGATAGGTAGATAATTTTCCACATCAACATAAAAAGTAAAGTCAATTCTATCATCAAAGAATCTTCTATGTGCGTGCCTTTCAGTCACACCCGTATGATCATTATTAATCTCCATAGTCGCAATACTAGATCCTGGTAGAACTGCCTCAGAGCAGAGTAAGTTCAAGGTTTCTTGACTAGTACCAAATGTCATACCAGCAGAATTAAGTTTCTGAGTGAAAGCATCAGCTCCCGTTGCTCCCCCAGAGGGTAAAGCAAACTCCACTAGAAAATGCGATGTTATTGATGGTCTTAGTATTGATGATTTGATATCATCAACTGTTTTTACGCTAGGCATCTATAAATAGTTTTTTACCTTATATACTATGTATGGGAGAAAGCATAAAAAGTAAATACAAACCTTCGCATCCAAAGAAATATAAAGGTAATGTTGAAAATATCATCTGCCGTAGTAGTTGGGAGCGAAAGTTTTGTCGTTACTGTGATCTAAACGAAAATATTCTTGAGTGGGGTAGTGAGGAGTTTTACATTCCATATGTATCTCCAGTCGATCGACGAGTTCATAAGTATTACCCAGACTTTATTATTAAAGTCAAGGAGAGTACAGGCACAATTAAAACTTACGTGGTAGAAGTAAAACCAAAAAGAGAAACTCTACCACCAGTGCCAGGTAAAAAGCAAAAGAAAACTTTGATACGTGAGTGTACAACCTATGCAGTCAACCAAGCAAAATGGAAAGCTGCTGTTGAGTTCTGTGCTGATAGAAGAATTGAATTCAAAATAATCACAGAGAAAGAACTCGGAATCAGATGAACCGTATCGAACCCATACTCACAAAATTAAACGAGACCATGGACACTGAGGATCAGATGATACTGATCATGGATGCTCTCAATGATACCGTTACTCCTGTCCCGGATCCTGGAACTCTCTGCACATTTTTATACCAAGCAAAAACTCCCAGAATAAGATACGATCAGCATCCTTTAGTCCTGGTAACAGAACTATTCCAATGGGGATTCCGTGGGTTTAACTTCCATTGGAGAAAGTATAGACAATATACTTGGGAAGAAATCTCAGGTCAAGTTTATATTGTACAGAGAGATGAACTTGATGAGTTAAACTCAATACAATATGGAAAATTTGTGCTAAATAGATAAAAAAGATAGTGCGTAATGGCCGATACATACGGAGGGAAAGGCAGCGACAATACCTTTGAGATTGCGGGTAAAAGGGTTTATTGTGTCGTTGACGCTAAAACTGGAGAAGCAACTTATTATGAGGATAGGACGAATCCTCTGGGAGTTCTTAATGACATTAAG